TTTTTTCGAAAGAAAACGCCAGCATTTGAAGCCATTCAGTGGCGCGGCGACAATCTCGAAGAGGTAAAAAAATTTGTCGGTCCGGTTGCATTTGAAATGCCATCCGAAACGCCGGACGGACTGCCAATGACGTTGGCTATTCGCCAGCACGGCACCTTTTTCGAGGTCGTAAAAGACGAATGGATTTACAAATCCGGCGACGGATTCTCAACAAAATCAGACGAATCAATCAAAAATAACCACGAAGAAATTCAACCATGAAACTCTACCCACGATTTTTCCTTGAAGCCGAAGGCGGCGACGGCGGCAGCAACGGCGGAGGCGGTCAAACGCTTCTAGGCGGCGCGGCTGGCGGCAGTCCTTCGCCCGCTCCAAGTCCTGCGCCACAAGGTGACGGAGATGGAGGTTCTACAGCCTGGGACTTCCGCAGTTCGCTCGATGACAAGGGCAACTTCAAAGCCGGATGGGACGCCAGCCTGCCCGATGACCTCAAGCCATCGGCGGCAGCTCTCGCGAAGTATCCAAACCCGTTGGAACTCATGCGCGGCCATGCCAACGCATCGAAGCTCATCGGCCAGAAGTCCACGCTCAAAGCCCCGGCTCCAGACGCGCCACCGGCAGAAGTCGAGAAGTTCAATTCACAGATCCGCGAAGTGCTCGGAGTTCCGGCGAAAGTCGAAGACTACAAGCTGACGAAGCCGGAGAAGATGCCAGAGGGCATGACGTGGAACGAGGACAAGGCCAAGGACTTCGCGACCTTGGCGCACTCGCTCAACATCCCACCCGCTGCGGCTGACAAGATCGCGGCTTGGCAGATGCAGCAAATGGGCGAGGCCGTGCAAAAAGGCCAAGGCCAGATTGAGGCTTGGAAGCAATCGCAGGCCGACGAACTGAAAAAGGATTGGGGCGCTGACTACGACGCAAACCTCGGCCTCGCCGCGAAAGCTGCACAGGTAGCAGGCTTCGACATCAACGACGGCGAACTCGCGAACAACGCCAAGTTCGTGAAGGCCATGCTGACCGTCTCGCGGCTCATCAAGCCTGACGCTCTCGTTGGCAGCGATAAATCGACCTCGGTCATGGATGGCGCGGCACAGGCCGAAGACATCCGGCGCAATCCGAACAACCCATGGCACGCGGCCTATATGGGCAAGGAAGGGCCGTCACGCCAGCAAGAAGCATCCTCACTCATGGCCCGCTTGAAGGGTGTAAAGCTCACCTAAACCGCACGCATCACGAAAGAGCCGGGGCCGAAAAGCTCCGGCTTTTTTGCGTTTGACATCCTCGAAAGTGCCTCCTTACTTCCAGCGAGTCAAAAGCGGCCCCTTATTGGGATACCCGCGAGAGCCAAGCAGCGGCCTCGAAAGAGACACCCGCGAGAGGGAAATACACCCGGCAAGTCACGACTCGGACACGCCATCTCGCAACCTTCATCTCTTTCACCCTTATGGGCGACCAAATCACGACTTATTACGAAACCGAGTATTCCAAAAACTGGGAAATGCTCGCTCAACAGACCGACAGCCGCCTTGGCGCTGCCGTCACTCCAACAACCATCACCGGCAAACGTCGCAAGTTCAATCAGCTCGACGTTGGCTCCATGACGGAAGTCACCACTCGCAAAGGTGACACTCCCGATGGCGACTCTACCGGCGTGGCATACTGGCTGTATCGCCGCAAGTTCGAGCGCGTCATCGTGTTCGATGAAGACGACGAAATGCAGCTCGGCACCATCTCACTGCCCGATTCCGATGAAGTGGCAAGCATGACCGCTGCCAGCAATCGCACGAAGGATGACGTCGTTATTCAGAGCTTCGATGCCACTCGCTACATCGGCGAGAACGGCACGACCTCCGACACGTTCCTTTCCGCGATGTCCATCGCTGTCGATTACGTCGCCAGCGGCTCGACTGCCAACAGCGGCCTGACGCTCGCGAAGATCGCCCGCGCCAAGAAGCTCCTCGACGAGCAGGAAGTCGAAGACGGCGAACGCTACTTCGTTCACTCCGCGCAACAGCTCCAAGACATGCTCCTCATCGACAAGATGACCAGCGAAGACTATGCCAGCGTGAAAGCTCTGGTGCAGGGCGAAATGAAAATGTTCCTTGGCTTCAAGTTCGTTCGTTCTGAGCGACTCACCCGCAACACCTCAACCGACGTTCGCACCTGTTTTGCGTGGCACAAGTCCGCCATCAAGTTCGCGGACGGTGGTCGCAATGTCCACATGGACGTGCTGCCATCCCGTCGTCACTGCAAACAGATTCGCGGCGTCTATCGCTGCGGCTCGGTTCGCACGCAGAACGAAAAAGTCGTCCGCATCTACACGGACGAAAGCCCGTAACCCAATCTTGAGCGGGAGTCGAAAGGCTCCCGCTCTTCCCCCTTTTTTCAAACTCTACTCTTCACGATCATGGCTAACGTCTTCACTGATTACGCAACTCTCCAAGCCTCGGCTGTCTCTGATATGTCCACGGCTCCAAACGTGCGGTCTTACGGTGGCAACTTGAAAGTTCTTCAAGTCACCAAGTCCGCATACACCGCCGCAACGGCTGATCCGCTGTTTCTCGCTCGCCTCCCCAAAGGTGCGCGGCTGATTCCGCAACTCTGCTCTGTGGATTACGGCGACCCCGGCGATGCCCTTACCGGCAAGATCGGCACCTTCACCGTTGCCTCGACTCCTGCCGCTATCGACGACGATGTTTTCGGCGCAGGTCTTGCCCTCGGCTCTGCCGCAGGTCGCAAGAACTTCACTGAGGCTGGCACCGTTGGCGCTGGCATCTTGGCCCCGGCTAACTTGGATCAAGACGCTTGGATTGTCGCAACCTGGACGACTGCCACCTCGGCTGTCTCTCACACTCAGGTTTGGACCATCGTTTACGACCTCGCATAATTCTTCACTTGGTGGTGGAGTTCTCTGGCCCTCGTCGTCGTCTTTGTTCGGCGGCGAGGGCTTTCTCTTGAAAGGCCATGACAAAAACTGAAATCTGCAATCTCGCCTTGTCTCTCGTGTCAGCCAATACGGCGACAGACATCGACACGGATTCAACCCCGCAGGCTGAGGCAGTTCGCCGCTGGTTCGCTCCGGCCCGCGATGAAGCTCTAGCCTCGCACCCGTGGAATTTTGCCATGAAGCGGGCGCGTCTCACACTGACTTGGACGGCGCTTTCTGGCGTGGCGCTGGCAGATAATGGCAGTGGCTTGATTCGAGTCACGGCCACGTCTCACGGTTTGAGCACTGGAAACCGTATTCATCTACGGAACGCCACCGGCTGCCCGGCAGCGAATGGCACTTGGTATATCACACGGATCGACGCCGATAATTTCGACCTCGTGGATTCCGTGTACAGCGGCACGCATACAAGCGGGACAGGAGAATGGATTTTGGCACCTCTGACCGGCTGGGAGTATCAGCACACGATACCTTCCGACAATCTCCGCGTCGTGCGAGTGAACGGCGAGGAAGGCAACGAAGAAGATTCGCAGCCCTACGCCATCGAGCAAGGCTACCTTCTCACTGATGCCGATGTGGCAGAGATTCGCTACGTTTACCAGCACACGACCGTCACGACATGGACGCAGGATTTCATCAACGCCTTCGCCTATCTGCTCGCCTCTTACATCGCTTCGGAAATCATCAAGAGCACCGACAAGAGCGAGCAAATGCGGCGGCAGTTTGAAGGCCTGATTGCGCCTCAAAAACGCCGCAACGATTCCCGCGCTGGCAAGCCTCGCGTTCTCCAGCCTGTCTATGATTCTGATTTGGTCCGCGCCCGTCGTGGCGTCATTTCCACTCGATGAACTCGCTTCACGTCAATTTTAACGGCGGCATCAATACTCCTCTCATGGAGGGGCGAGTTGATTTTGAGCAGTATCGAAGCGGCTGCCTCCAGCTCGAAAACTTCGTGATACGCCCCTACGGTGGAGCGTTTAAAGCGCCGGGAACGCAATACATTGGTGAAACGAAAGACTCGACGAAGAAGTGCCGACTCTTCCCGGTTCGCATCTCGCGCACAGAGAACTATCTACTCGAAGTCGGCGAGGGCTACATTCGATTTTGGCGCGAAGATGATCCGGCTTATCTGCAAATCAATAGCAGCTACACCGTCGTCGCTCACTCGACGTCGACAACCTACCGGCTCGGCGACTTGGCCTCAAGTGGCGGCACGAATTACCTACGAGTGGGGAATGACAACGCCACAGATTCGAGCTTTGCAACGGCCCTCTCGGCTGGCTACTGGCACGCCCTGACAGGCTCAATCATCGAATGGCCGAACAGCTACACCGAGAGCCAGCTAAACGACATCCAGTTTCAGCAAATCAACCGGCTCCTCGTGCTGGTTCATCCCTCGCGGCCTCCGCTGCTTATCGAGTCCGTGCCGGTCGATTCGCTCTCCTCAAACTTCATCCGCAACGCGGCTTGGAGCACGGCGACGACAACGGCTCTAACCTACTCGTTTCTTGTCGGCGTGGCGAAATACACCTTTCCACCCCTCAAAGAGCACGAGCTTTCACAAGAGAGTGGTTACACCGTGACGCTGGCCTTCTCGCATGCCGCCTGGGCGACGGCGACAAGCTACGCCGTGGGCGACATCCGCATTTCCTCCGATGTGGCCTATTACTGCCTTGTCGCTCATACCTCTGGCACGTTTGCCACAGACCTAGCGGCGGCAAAATGGAGAGTCGCCACCGGCCAAGAAATCGAGTACACACTCACCGCGAGCAACGCCAACATATTCACCGGCATCGACGCGGGCGACAGTTTCATCATTGAGCCTGCGCTTTACCAGTTTAGCAGCTCAAGTTCTGCGCGTGGTGTGTCGATTGATTTGAATACCGCAGCCACAGCAAACACGGCCATTCCTGCAACGTCGGCGATTTTTATTCAGGGTGGATTCACCGTGTCCTCTTCGTGGGTGAGTAATAATTCGCCGCTGTGCGCTCTCCGACTTGAGCAATCGCTCGACGGCGTGAGTTTTGAAGTCCTCAAAGAATGGAACATCAAGGGAGAATACCAAGGCGCCATCCTTTATTCAGACGACGCCCCTCTTGAGGGCGCATGGTATCGCCTCTCGGGGTGGATGGTTTCGCCAAAGTCGTTTGCCTCCGTTCTCCTTGAGGCCTCTGATGCACAGGTGAAGCTCCCTTTCGAGGTGGTTTCCATCACGAGTTCAACGGTTCTCAAGATGCGCTCCGGGCTGCCTTATACCGCCGTTGCGCCGGTTCAGGCTTTGGGTGTGGCCTCGACTTCATTCTTCACTCACGCCTTTTCCGAGGACAACGGCTATCCT